AAATTAAACAACAGACGTTATTTTATATATAATATGAGATGAAGTTTAGATATGACAAGGAAAACGAAGAACTTGTTGTCAGTGAGGCTACAAGAATCGAATATCATCAATTAGATTTATGGTTAACTCGCCATGTAAAGGGTTATAGATATATGCCTGCCTTTAAGATGGGTGTGTGGAATGGTCAACAAACGTACTTTAGAAATGGTAAAATAAATCTAGGTCTTTGGAAAGAAGCTATGAGAGGATGTAAAGAAATTGATATGCCTTTTATATTAGAAAATAAAGAAGACTTTCCTCTAAACCGAGATGTTACCTTACAAGGTGTGAGAGATTTCTGTACCGATTTTTTCAAAACTCACAAAGTTAGAACAAAAGATGGTACTTGGATTAACTTTACTCCATATGATCATCAAATTGAGGCCGCTTATAAAATTCTAAAGAATAGATATTGTATGGCCGAGGTCGCCACATCAGGTGGTAAATCATTAATCATATCTATTGTAATGTTCTATACATTAAAGTATATAGATCCAAAGGCGAAGTTTTTAATCATTGTTCCATCAATCACATTAGTAACTCAGTTCTATGATAATATCGTTGAGTATAATATGGGTGTTAATAACATATTAGAAATGAGAGAAAAGAAATTAGACCACATTCTAAATGGTTCTCATTTACCTTGTGATATTAGAATTGAAGAAGTTATGTCTGAAAGACCTCGTAAGTGGTCAGGCACTTTAGATGCTAATGTTTATATCGGAACTTATCAATCACTTGAAAAATGGCCTAAAGAATTCTTTCAACAATTTCACACTGTTGTAACAGATGAAGCTCACGGTGCTAAAGCAAAAACAATCACAACGATACTTAAAAACACATTTGGTCATGCTTATTCAAGATTTGGTGTATCTGGTACATTTCCAGAAGATGATACTTGTGAGGTATTAACAATTCAATCAGTGTTGGGTCCAAAGATTACAGAGGTATCGGCAAATGAATTAAAAGAGAAAGGTATTATTACACCAATGGAAGTTCGAGTAGTTATTATGAATCATAATGATTTAGAGTTTGATGAAAGAATGTCTATAATTAAGAAAAGTGGTAATGGTAAAGACGCTTTTGATTTAGAAAAAGATTACATACACATATCTGAAAAAAGATTAGACTTTATTAAAAAGATAGTTGAGAAGTGTGATTCAAATACTCTTTTACTATTTCATACAATTGATTATGGTCAAAGAATTCTAAGTAAATTAAAAGAAGAATTACCTGATAAAGATTTTTATTATATTGATGGTGAAATATCCGGTAAGAAAAGAGAAATCATTAAAAAAGAAATGGAGAATACCAGTGATAAAGTTAAAGTTCTAGTAGCTTCTTATGGTACTTTATCAACCGGGGTTTCTATTAACGCAATTTTTAATGTTATTTTTGCTGATTCATTTAAATCTGAACAAATTATTATTCAGTCAATAGGTCGTGCTCTTCGTCTTCACTCTGATAAGAAAAAAGCAAATATATTTGACTTAGTTGATGTTTTCAATTCTAATAATATGGGAAATATTCTATTTAGACACTTTAAGGAAAGAGAGAAATTCTACATTAAAAGACAATATCCTTATAAAATCCTAAAAGTTAATCTTTAATTTACCTCATAGAAATGGTCATTATTAATATATAATTTAATGGCTACTTATATTTCACCAACAGACTCAGCGTCTATAAGCTTTCCTGGTAATTTCTCTTTATCAAAAGGAAATACAGCAACTATTGATAGAAAAGTATTGGTAGATAGTCCTATACAAGTAAAGGTATTTGGAACATATGATACAACAAAGGCTCCAGATGGTGGTGGTGGAGACGCTCTACACTCTTTCCAGTCTAGAAAAGGTGACAAATTTGGAGGTAGAATGAATGATGCCGTGAATTTGGCTCTTTTAGAAGTTTATGAAAAAGGAATAAACCCATATGTTCAATCTTTAAAAATTGAATTCTCTCCAAATAAAACAAGCGGTCCAAAAGTTATTTGGGAAGCTATAATAACTGAAAGTCCGGATGGTAAAGCATATGTTGGATTAGGATCAAGAGGTGGTGCTGGTAATGTTCCTTCCGGAAAAGCAGTCGATAGAGCATTAGAACAAGCTAATGATAAGAAGAAAGATTTACCTGGTGAGTTGAAAGAACCAGACATGTATCAGGTCGATGTCCTAGATTATAGAAATCCAGAAGCAGTCATTAGACAAATATTCTGGCAATATACAAAACCTAAAGCATATCCACCACTTCCAAAATCATCGAATGCAGGAGCTGCCTCTGGAACCTCTGGAACTTCAGGTTTGGCTGGGACATCCGGAACTTCAGGTGTTGTTGATCCAAAAACACTAACACCTAAATTAACTTTAAAGAAAAAAAGTGGACCAGGTGAAATAATGGGTGAAACCGAAAGAGGTGTATATTTTGGAGAAGCTCAATTTGACGGGGTTCAATTTGACCAACCAGGAACTTATGTAGTTTCTGTTATTCCATCATCACCTGAATTTGAAGAAACTGAATTTACAATTGTGGTTACTGGTGATCCACAACCAGTAGAACAAGAGCCTAGAGGTAAAGAAGATGTAAATCCAGAAGGTTCTAGACCAATAATTGCACAAATAGATAAACCATCTATAGTTCTTAAACCAATAGAGTATAGTAGACCAAAAGATGGTCTACCTAAAGAAGATGGTGAAATAGCATCTAGTTTAGGATTTACACCATTCTTCTGGTATATGGGTTATCAAATAATGGATAGAGATATTAGAACGTTATCATTATATCATGATAAAATGGTTCCAAAAGTTACAATAGTTTTTGTTGATAGTATAGGATTAATGAAAAAAACTGGTTTTCCTCTAGATAACACAAAGTTTGAAGTATTCTTAAACTCAGGATCAAAGAACTTAAAATCTATACACATGAAATTTAAGTTAACAGATTTTCAAGAAAATAAAGATAAGTCATATACTATATCAGGAACAATAGATTTAGAAGATTTCTATAAAGTAAACTACAAATCATATACAGGAACATCATTTGAATCACTTAGAAATATATCAAAAGAGTTAGGACTAGGATTCAACTCTAATATAACGAATACAAGTGATTCTATGAAGTGGGCAAATACAGGAAAATTATTCAAGGACTTTATAGATGATATGATAAAACATTCCTACATATCAGATTCATCATTCGTAACAGGTTATATAGATTTTTATTATTGTTTTAACTATGTTGATGTTGAAAAAGAATGGGTAAGAGATATTTCAAAAGATTTGGGTATAGCTTCACAAGGAGCAGAAGGTGTTTTGGGTAAAGGAACGGATGAGGATAAAATATCAAACTTAATTTTATCAAATGATAAAGGTGAACAATTTAGTAACTTACAATTTACAAATTATAAATTAAATAATGATTCTACACAAAAATCAATAACAAAAGGACAATACACTATTACTAAATTTTATGACACATCAAGTAAGTCATTTTTAATATTTGATGTTGACTCACTAACATCAGATGGTGAAAAAACTGTTATACTTAAAGGACAACCAGGTGATGAGAAAGAAATAAAAACTAATTATAGAACAGTTTTTGGAGGTCGTGTTGATATGGAGAATGTTCATAAAAACTATTTATATGCTGAAACACAAAATAAAGTAAACTTTGATAACTTAGGTAGAATATCTGTTGAACTAGATATACCGGCTCCAAATTTTAACTTATATAAATATCAAAAAGTAGAAATACGATTTATAAATCCTATTAAAACAGTTACAAATGATGAGCAACTTCAAAAAAGAATAAGTGGAGAATGGGTAATAACTGAAATAAGTTATTTTTGGCAAAATGGTTCATTATTGCAAAAATTAGTAGCGGTTAGAAAAGAATTAGGTAAGTTACCAGAGGAAATAAATTCACAAACAACTAATACTAAAGAGGAAAATAATGTTGAAAGAAATGAAAATCCAATAGTTGGATCTCAATCTCAAAGTGGTATAATACCAAATAGTGTATATTTAGTTGACCAGCAAGTATTAGTTGTTGATAAGAACGGTAAAGAGTTTGTGATAAAAATCACAGAGATTTCTGAAAATGGTCTAGAAGTCATTGGTAATATAAGTGAATTATATTATGTACCAATTCCAGATCCAAACTATGTTCCACCAGTAGTAATTAATAACACAGGAACAAGTGGTACTTCGGGAACAAGTGGAACCTCTGGTTCTGCAGGAACATCCGGAACATCCGGAACTTCTGGAACAAGTGGAACCTCTGGAACATAAAAAATAAAATAAAAATGGCAACTAAAGCAGAAAAAGACTTTTTTGACTATATTCAAGGTAAAATCAAAAAAAATTATAAGTACTTAGGATTTAGCGTCTATAATCTTACAGCAGATGATATTGCTAAACTTAAACAACTAGGTGATAAATGGGGAATACCATTTGAGTGGTTATGTAACTTAATAGCTCATGAATCAGCGGGTACATTTAATCCAGCTATTAAAAATAGTATAGGAGCTACTGGTCTGATACAATTTTTAAAAAGTACCGCAGAATCATTAGGAACAACTACATCCGCATTATCGGCATTATCTTTTCAAGGACAATTAGAATGGGTTGATAAATACATAGATAGTAATAAATCACGTTATAAAAATAGTGGTTTAATAAAAGATGGTAAAGTTAATGATAATTTTCAACAACCGGATCTTTTTATGACAATTTTCTACCCATCTGCCATAGGTAAACCAAACTTTCAATTTCCTCCTGAAGTTAGTAAGGCAAATGGTGGAATAAAAACACCAATGGATTATGCCAGAAAAGCATTAGATCATCCACCTTTTCCATTAGACCAAGTTCCATCAACTTTACCAGAGTATAGAAAGAAGGTATCAGGTGAGGATGTTGGTACACTTCCACCAGGAACACCATCAAATGATACAATTACGGCAGAAACACCAGTGGTGAACACAACACCTCCTAATCCACCAATACCAAAAATTGAAGAGATGAGTATAAAATTTAATGTCGAACAAAAAGATATATTTAAGGCTCTAAATGCTAAATATAATTTTGGAGATTTAACTGTTATACAGGAAGTTGCAGAAGATGAGAAGTTTATATTAACTCCAGAAGATACAACTGGGATTGATAGTGAATATACAGAAAATGTTTATACAGGACCAGAAGAAGAATTTTCCATTGTTAATGGAGAAGAGATTCCAGTTTTTAACAACGCTGAGTTACAAAGAGATGATAATGCTCCTGGAGAAGATGGAGATGGACAAGGAGTTCAATATGGTGGATCAACTGTTAACTCACCGAGTGGATCAGTTTCAACAAGTAGTGTAACTTTACCAGCAGACTTAGCAAAAGTCCAAAATTCAAGCGTTATAACCAAAAAGTCTATGGGTAATGGATATTCCGCTATAAATACAGACATAACTTCACCAAAAGGCGATAAAATATCAGGATCTGATATATGTAGAGATATGAATCAGTTCGTACAAGATGTTTTGGGACCATTTGCAACTTGGCTTAAATCAAAATATCCAAACATATACAAAGGTTGGTATATTACAAGTGCTACAAGAGGTTATATTCCAAAAGGTGGTAGTTTAACATCACAACACATGAAAGGACAAGCAATAGATAGTCAATTCTTAACTAGTGCTAAAAAAGGAACACTAGAATTTAGAGAAAATCAATTAAAACTATTGAATGCTATCTTAGAATGGTACCAAGAAAATCCAGTTGGTTATGGCCAAATATTATTTGAGACAAGAGATGGAACTAGTTGTTGGATACACTGGTCATATAAAAGAGGTAATGATAGATTAATGTTAGCCAGATTTAAAAATGATAGTACTCTTAAAGCATCTATGAATAAAACCGGTTCGTATGTAAAACCTCCTATTTCATCAGAAGCCGCAGCATTAAGTGCTAATTAATAAATATAAGAGGTCTTGGTTAATAATATATAGATTATAAAATTAAATTATAATTAAATGGCTCAACCTTCTTTATTGTTACTAGCTGGATCCTATGCCGAAGCACAGGATGGTATAAGAGCTTATGGAGATGCTCTGAAAGTTCTAACAACTGCACCTAGAAATTGGCCTCAAATTGAGATACAACCAGGATCTAAAACAAAAGGTTTCCTACCATCGATTCTTTTACAACCTACTATAGAAACTACTGGTGGTAAAGTTAAATATGATCCATCATATGAATATGAGGATTGGAGAGGTCAAATACTAAGTTCTGATGGAATAAAGAAAATTAAAACAGAAGATAGATTTAAACTCAGTAGAAATCTACCGAAGTCAGAGGCTGAATTAAGAGATTTACCTTATTCAATGAGAGATGTTCCATTGATATTTAATGATTCTAGAATGGACTATTTCAAACATGGATTACAAATAATAGATAATTTAACTCCTATCGAAAATCCAATAGACGGTAGGTCTACACTTAGATTAGATCAATTTAAAAATACACCATTTGAGAACAATGATCCTATTATGTTCGGATTTGAGATAATAGTAGATGCTGTTTCTTCACCTTTATTAAATGGTTCTATATTAGACTTTGTTAATCAATACACATCTATAAATGAGATAGCCGCTAAAAAACAAATCTATGAAGATTTTAAAAATCAATTTGTTAAATTTTTCAGAACAAAAGGTAGCGTTAGAATTGATAATACACAAACAACAATAACTAAAACAGAAGCAACACAACCTGGATTGGATAGTAATGTTTCGATATTCTGGCCAGGTAAAAAATCTTATTTAGGGTATTATATAAAAAAAGTTGGAGGTTTAGATAATTTAGTTGAGACAAACAAGGGAGATGTTTTTAAGTATTTATCAGATTGGAAAAAAGATTTTATAACATTAGACTTTTTAGAAGACGTTTCATTAAGTGTAGGTACTTTAGCTCATTTATATAAATTATTATATTGGTCTAGACCACATGGTAAGTTAATGATACCTGAGAATTTACTTAGATTCAATTGTGAAATTATTGTATCAGAATGTAGGAACTTTAATAGAACAAGAAAAAATCTTCAATCAGGAAATTTAGAGATATTAAAGGATAACTTATCTAGATATATCTACTCACTTAAAGAATGTCAGTTTTGGTTTGATAAAATGCCAGTACCTAACGATGTTGCTATTGGTGGAGAAGGACCAGTTGTTTATGAGAATTATACTATGCAATTTGATTATAAGTACTCAACAGTTAAACTTGAGAGATTTGTACCAAATGGTGGTTGGGGTGATTATGTTGGATATAACGCAGGTGCTATATGGAAAATAGGTAACGCGGGATCAAAAAGAGGAGCTACAGTTAGTATGGACTCATCACTTCCTAAATTTTTCACATTTGGTGCTAGTGATATAATACCAGATGAGAATGGAATAAAACCATTTGTTTTAAAAATATACGGTGATAATCCAACACCACCAGAAAGTACAAGCACTTCAACAGTAAGTGGTACAACAGACACCGGTCCAAATAATCTAAATGTTGGTGGTGCAGGTACCGGAAGTTTAGAGGAGTTTAAAAACACATCAACTGCTACTGGAGAATCGATTGCGAGTGAATTAAAAGCTGATGCGGTCGCAAGTGAAGTTGCTAAATCATCACCAAGTGTAGAGAAAACAAAACTTCCAGTATCTTTTCCAAAATTACCAGGAGGTTTGTCAGCAGCGTTACCAGTTGACTCATTAAAAACAAAGTTTTCATCAGCTCAAACAGATGTTACTAGTAAATTCTTTGATGTCAGAGGCGGCTTGGGAGAGAGTTTAGATATATCAAAATTAAAAAGTACAGTTGGTGGATTATCAAGTGGATTATCATCATTCTCAGAAAGTGGAATAGAGTCACTTAAAAAGAATGCTACTTCAACAATGGGTAGTGCTTTTGGAGCAGCTAAAGGATTGTTAAATAAAGAGATAGAAGGAGCTAAATCACTTCTAGGAAATATACCATCTATAGATTCAGTTTCTAAAAAATTCTCCTCTTTTCCGGAAATAAACACTAGTAAATTCTTCGATGTTAGAGGAGGATTGAGTAATACACTTAATATAGCATCTTTAACTGATATGACTAGTGGTATTACATCAAATTTATCAACCGGTCTTAAATCATTAAATCAAACAACATCTAAATCAGGTGGATTGGTAAAAGGATTGTTAAATAAAGAGATAGAAGGAGCTAAATCACTTCTAGGAAATATACCATCTATAGATTCAGTTTCTAAAAAATTCTCTTCTTTTCCGGAAATAAATACTAGTACATTTTTTGATGTTAGAGGAAGTCTAAGTAATACATTTAACATAACATCTTTATCCGATATGACTACTGGTGTTACATCAAATTTGGTAACAGGTCTTAAATCATTAAACCAAACATCATCAAAAAGTGGAGGTTTGGTAAAAGGATTATTAAATAATGAAATAGAAGGAGCTAAATCATTTATTGGAAATTCAATACCACTTGCTGATAAAGTTACATTAAATACAGAAACTAAATTTGGAAATTTCTTCAATATAAGAGGTGGTGAGAGTGAAAAAACATCATCTAGTCTTAATATTAGAAAAGACCTATTAAATGATACTATGGGTAAAATATACAGTGATGTTAAAAATGGTGGAACTAATCCTTTAAAAAATGCAGGATCAAATACAAAATCAACTTCATTTTTTGACATAAGAGGCCAGGTATTAGACTTTGCCGGTATAAACTTAGGTGAAAATTTAGGATAATATGAAGAAGGTACAAGTAGGTAAAACATATGTAGGCGTTGTTGAGGACAACCAAGATCCTAAAAAAGAAGGAAGAGTTAAGGTTAGAGTTATGGACGTTTTTGATGACTTAAAAATCGAAGACGTTCCATGGGCAACACCTTGGAAAGACTTAAATGGAAATGGTTCTAATATCCCAGATAAAGGAAAAGTTGTTATTACAGTTTTTGATCAAGGTGATGTTTATAAACCAGAGTTTATATTTTCAGATCACTATAATATTAATCTTGAAAATAAATTAAAATCATTATCAGACTCTGATTATTTATCTATGAAGTCTTTACTTTTTGATCACAAAACTCAAATATATGTGAATGATAGTGAAGGTCTAAAAATTGATCATAAGTACAATAATATTAATATAAAAGAAAACTCTGTAAATATTAACCTAAAAGATAATAATATGATGGTTAATATTGGAGATGAAACCGCTAATCAACAAATGTTATTAGGTAATCACTGGTTAGATTGGTTCGATGAGTTTGTTGACATTCTAATGGGAACTGCTTTTATCGCAGGTGGAGCTCCGGCAATGCCATCACCACCATTGATTAGAAGTTTATTAAAATACAAAGCTCTTAAAAATCCTAAATTTTTATCTCATCATGTTAATGTTGTTGATAATGATAAAGTAAGTAATGTTAAATCTGATAAAAGAGAAGAAAGTGCTCAATTAGGAGATGGTTGGACATCAACAAAAGCAGAAAATACAGTCACTACTGTCACTTCTGAAAAACACGAGCCTCAAGATGGTCCAAAACCTGCATATGATGATAAATATGTTGCCCCTTCTACTGAAGTTCCAGGAACACCAGATACTAAAACCAGTTCGACTGTTTTACCACCATCACCAGATCTATCAATACCACAATCAAATAAAAAGGTTGAAGATTTAATTAGATTTTTAAAATCAAAATCTTACAAGATATTTGAAGAAAATGAGGTTATGAATATAGTAGCACTTAGAAAAAAAGATACAAAACCAACTAATCTATTTGACGATGAGTTAAATATATTCTTTAAAAACTCAAAAGGTAATTGGGACTTAATGGAATATTCAATAACAACTGTTCCTGGATATAAGCCAGGTACTGAAACATTACCTGAGAATGTTGCGATATTAAGACTTGGTCAATATGTTGATCAACTAAAAATGGGATATCATAAAGAAGATGAAAAACATAAATGTTTGAAGTTTGATAAATGCGCTATACATAGAAATGATAATATCAACACATACAACTATGAATCAGCAACAGAGATTGGTAACTTCTCTATAAACATACATAGATCTAGCGATTTAAGTACATCGGAATATGTATTTAATTATTCTGAAGGTTCACAAGTATTTAAAAATGTAAATCAATATAATCAATTTATAAAACTTTGTGAGAACCAAGAAAATAATGCGAATAAGTTATTATTCACTTATACTCTTTGTTCTAAAAAAGAATTTGAAGATTTTATTCCAATAATTAACGCGGATGGAACTTTAAATGTTGAAAGAAAAAGTTTAGAAGATGAAATGAAAGAAAAGGCAAATGCTGAAATGGAATCTGCGAAAGGTTCATCTGCCGACTTAGCAGCAAAATTACCTCCAGTAAAAGTTAAAACTATTGTTGATAAGTTAAAAGATCTTGAGTTTAAATCAGAACCGGGTAAACCATCAATATCAACTTTTCAAAGTAATAATGTAGGTGCTACAAGTAGTTTACCTGTATTTGATGATTCTGATAATTTAAGTAGTAAAATTATTTCGTTCGGTGAGGGATTGACAGAATTAGATATTAATAACATAATGAGATCTAATCCTGGAATGGGTATAAGAGATGCAATTACAAAAATTGTTTTCCCTAAACTAAGAAAAGAATTAATGACTCATATAAAATATCTGATAGGAAAAGGTAAATTAAAAAATTCGGATTATTTCGGATTAGACAACAAAGTGGTGGAGGGAAAACTGCTTTACACATCCGGTGAGGAAAAAGGATTAGTTGTTTGGAGAACTAGTGTTATTGATACTAATCCAAAAAATAATATTCCATCTTTACACGAATTAAAACAGTCAGATTTTAAAATACTTTTAGGTAAATATACAAATATATTTGATATACCGACTAAAAAAATTGTCCCAACTAGACCATCTCCTAATAATTCTTGGGTTATTGAAAATGAAAGTTCATCAAAGGTTATATTCTTTGTAGAAGTTAAATTTATTCCATACATTTTCAATGCAGAGTTACTCTTCTAAATATTTTGTCTAAAGATTAATAAATTGATATATTTTATTTAATATATAATAAAAAATATTTTTAATAAAATGCAAAATCCTAAATATCTCGTTAACATATCTCACCAACCAAGTAGAGCAAATGGTCAACAATTAATGAATATTGCTGGTGTTACTAGTTCATTTCCTAGTTATTCATCGGAATATTTTGTTGCAAGTATGCCTGAATTAAAAATAATGGCAACTGGATCAACTTATCAAACTGCATTGACAAATTTATTAAATATAGCAACAGCTTCTAGTTTTAATGATCTTGGAAATGGTGCTTATAATGATATAAGAACTTATTAAGACTGGTATGTATTATAAAGAGGTTGTGACTTATCAAAAGCCTTCTTTCTACCACCTGTAGAATCAGCAACTATCTCACTGTAGGATTTACCCCAACCAGCGTTTGCGTGATAAATCGCACCAACTGCATCATTTAAATTCTTAAATGAGTTTATATCACTAAAGTTATACCTAGATTTCATATCAGATGGTGCTTTTTTAATATTTCTTTTAAAATACGCAACAACACATTTGGATGCTGCATCAACAGTATTTAATAAGTCTGGATCATTTATTAAATTAAGACCGGTTTCATCTGCGTAAACTTTGTAATTACCTTTAAATGTAATTTGATTGAATCCACGACCTCTAAACTTATACCCATCCTTTTCTCCATTTCCATACTTTCCACCATATATAATATCAAAGAACTTAACAGGATCTTTCTTTATTACATCAACCTCAGCATCCGAGTATTTTCTAAATTTACTAAATATATTTTTAATTCTTGTAGCTGATGTTCCACCATAAGATGCTTCACTTCGAGGAACAAATCCAGATTCCTTACTAACAATAGCTAATATAGCTGTTATTGTATATTTATTTGTTACACCGGAGGATTTAGCAGCTTTTATTATAGCTCTAGCATTAGCATCCTTATCTTTTGATAAAGGATATTTACTAGTTGTGTCTGTTGATAAAATTTCATTTGGTTTCTCAGGATCAAATCCTTTTATATCATTTAACATAGAGACATCAACATCTTCCTCAACAATATATAAATCTTCTTCACCTGAAAATTTTTCTTCCGTATACTCGGCCGATAATTCACTTAAATCAGACACCTCCGGATCTAATACGAATGCAGAACCTTCTTCCTCAACAGGTGGTTCACCAATGTATATTTTAAATGAAGGAACATCCTCTCTAACTTTAGCTTCAAATTGAGTTGGAAATACAACCGTTAATTTAGTCTTTGGAACACTAGCAGTTCCAATTACAGCAGTTACTGGATTTGGATTATTAACAGCATCAGTAGTAGTGGTAGTAGCAGGAACAGTATCAAATTTTTCTACTGGTTTTAATGGACTTTTATACTCACTTAATAAACAAGATTGATAATTTGGCTCACATAAACTTAGTACATACCCAGGTATTTTAACCTTCCAAGAACCTATTAGTTTTTGTAAAATATCTTTATCTTTATCAGTAGAAGAATATGACATTTGATTTAATCCTGGATCTGATGAAACATCACTCAAATATTTGAACTCATTATTATCAGTTATTGTAAACATCTTATCGATTAATTCACCATTATTATCTCTAGGAGGAATAACTTCAATTCTTTTTATAACATTACTTGGAGTATTAACCTCATTCATATTGTTATCACTGTACTGCTCACCACCATTTAATATATATGTAAGTGTAGATGGAATATTTTGCCCCTCGGCTGGATAATTAACTCCATTAATAGTAAATCCAAACTCAACTGATTGATCAACCACACTTGAAACAACTGAATCTATTTCCGATTGTGAACCACCATTATAATCAAACTCTAAATCGAAGTCTGGATACATATTAACATGAGATGTCCAAACATCTACAACTATTTTTATAACAGATGCACTAGAACCACTAGCTGTAATAGAAGCTGTCATTCCACTTATATCATAACTTAACTTATCATAAGACTCTGTTAACCACTTTATATAAACTTGGGAACCATTACCCAAATAGTATGGATCAAACCCAAATGACCTTTTAACTGGAGTTACATCAGACCACGGATCTTGAACTATCATATAATAACTAACATCTTTAGAGGTATTAGTATTACTATCAAATATTTTGATTTTATCACCTTCAGATGGTCTTTCTTTTAAAGTATTTACTCTTATAAAATCATCTATTATAAAACCTTCTATTGAAAACTGAGAATCAATAATAGAATCGAGATTTCCTGGAACTGGTGTGCCACTATTTTTATACTGATTGACTAGTATTTCTTTAGTTTCTTTTTTAGCATTATTAATTTGATTTACATAGTCGCCATCATAAATAGATTCCGACCACACAATGTTTCCATTATTAAATCCTTTAGCAGATCTTTTCTTACCTATACCCTTATATACGGTTACTTTTATGTCTAAATTACCATGTCTTTCATCTAGACTAGCCAATCTTCTTCTAACCCTAACCGATTTTACTTCTTCCATAAATTACAATCCTCCTATTGAAAAATTATCATCCTCTATTCTAACTGGTTCCTTTGGTGTTTCCAAAACAACTGGTGGTAATGAATAATCACTTGATAAATACTCACTTCTAGATTTATCTTTTCTAGTCGTCTTATTGGGAAGAGCAAGTTTTTTACCAATAGAGTCTTTAATTTTAGCACTATCTTCATTAATATTTAATCTAAATGACTCGTATTGACCGAGTTCTGGATATCTTATAATAGTACCCTCTTTTATATTTAATGGATTGTCAATATTATTTAATGATAATAAAACATCAACATTACCTAAGTAAAGACCAACCTCAACTGCACTTAACTCATAAATATTTCTAAATATAAGATCTATCCTCATCTCATCATCTCTACCAACCATATAAGAACCCATTGATACATTATCGGTTGGGTTTAAAATAACCGGTTTGAATAAATTAACTAATCTATTCTCATCATATTTCAAACTATCTTTTAAAGAAATTATATCCATTTTTTAATATTATTTTTTACACATCATTTGTAGTAGCTTTAGCTGCTGCTATCAATGCACCATCGGGTACTTCATCAGAGAATGTTTTAGTTAATATAACAGTAGATTCTTTATCAATCACTTTTATTCTTTTCAAATTACCCTCGATCGTTATAGTATATGTGTATCCTCTCTTACTTGTGGCATTAGCATCACCAACAGGATCAACCGCACCTGTGGAATTACCTGAAGTTCCAGACATTCCACTAGTACCAGAAGTACCCATAGATTCCTTTTTTGTTTCTCCTTCAACAGGAGGTTGACTAGAGTTAGGGTCTGAGTTAATAGTCTTGCTATCTTGTCCTTCTTTAGTTGGAGTCGTAGTTGAACCACTATTGGGATCTACTTTATTATCAACTTTTCCATTTACACCGCCACCACCAGCAGTTCCATTAGTACCTGATAATCCAGATGTTCCAGATGTTCCACTTGAATAATCATATTTACCTTGATTAATTTGCTCACTTGGTGTAAGAGTAGTGAAATCCTTTTGAGTATTCACAACTCGAATATGTCCAGTATTAAACTTACTAATTATCTTATCTAGTCCCCAAGCTCTAGCGTTTGTTAAAGTAAAATCTAAACTTATATTAGCAGGTAAATCATTAAAAGCTAATGTGGATCCTAATTTTAAGTTAAAGTCCATTGAATGCATATCACCAGAACAAAAAACAGGTCTTAATGGATTTCCAATTGTAACATGCCAAGGAGTCGATGGTAATCCTGATAAAGCAGAAACAATACCTCTAATTGCATGTTCGTACTTTTGAACCGACTTTCCTATGCTATCACCTACTTTAGCTATTAACTCATCTAAAAAACCTAACGATGCCGTTGCTTCTGCTTCTTTTTCAGCGGCAGCTGTCTTAGCCTCATCAATGTTACCTTTCTTATCCTTTACTGTAGTATTATCTGGCTCCTCTTCAGCGGTCAACAATGTTTTAATATCTTCTTTAGCTTTGTCTAATGCATTTCTTAAAGAAGTAGTAAATTCAGAAACTATTAATTTTGGATTATTAGACCATGCAACTAGTTTGGCTCCAAGATCTTTACTTAATCCATAAGTAGTCTCAGGTGAAGTACCAAATCTTACACAAGTTGTTAGTATATCCATCCATGCTATTGTTGGATCAATACCTGATATAAACTTTTGTTCCCACTCAACTAACATTTTAACACTACAAGTACATCTAAGACCTGATCCAGCTTCCTCAGGACCAATTGTCTTTCTTCTCTTGGCTTGTTTTATTAAATTAGGATTACCAGCTGGTAGTCGTTCTTGGCCAGAACCTTTACTATAAATACCCAATTCTTCTAATAAAGTTCTTGTTATTGACTCTGTAAATCCAGGTAATGGAATGACATTAAGAGCAGATGCTAAACTACCACCGGATGATCCCATCTTTAAAAGATCTTGACCCATATTATTTAATAGGTTTGTAAAATCAGCCTCAGCGTCTATCCACTCTTCACCAAAACTTATTTCAAGAAAATCTTCACTTGGTAATCTCCATGTAATCAAAATTGCCAAAGGTGAACTACCTTTAGTAAAAATATCATCTTCTACAGGACCCTGAAATCTTCTAGCAATTACTAATCTATTATTTGGAAGAACTCCTAGATTTTTAAGATAAGCAAAATCAGAAGGTCTAACTTGAGCTCTTGTGTTGGCGGTCTTTTCTATTATATTTAAAATAGAAGTATCATAGATATCATTATTATGTAAAGTCTTTCTAGATACACCCTTAGTATCAACTGGTCCAGTACCAACTTTAACTTTGTCAGAGCCTATCTGACCAATATTTGGCCAAGCTGATATTATAGTACCACCTGTGAATAAAGAGAACATACCTCCTTTTGCACCAAATTTAGATAATTTCTCTTTATCGGTTTCTTTTCCGACGTTATAAAGATTGACGTTAACATTACGAGATTTACCACCGTTAAACGTTGATAATCCATTTGCGTCTGGTCTGGATAAAACTCCGATAAGACCTAATGGGGAACCACCTAATATAGCCATTTAATTTTTAATATATTTTCTATTATATATTAAATTAATAGTCCCTTATGATTTGTGAATTTGAAAATTTTGATAGATTTCCCAGAACATCTTCTATAAATTCTGGATTTTTTCTGAACTCGTTGTAAAATATTAAAACATTGAAGTTATTTTCACCGAGTATTTTTTTAAGGTTTAGTAATTTTTCTATTGAAAACTCATTCTCAAAGTCTGGAATGTAGTATATGTCTTTTCTTTTGTCTATTGCTTGTTGTATTTTATTAAATATTAATATCTTTAAATACGTTTTATCATTCGTAAAGTCGACCTCTTCTTCATCGACTATCTTTTTGATATCAATTATGTATTTGTTTTTGATTCGATTGACTTTTACAAACTTATCAAACTTCT